TAGTGAACTTTGCCGTGCAACTGGTCGGGGATGACGCGGATGCCGAGCGTCACGCCGCTGGATTCCTCGGACACCATGCCGGCGTCAATCAGCGCGGCGGTGGACTGCGGAGCGAGGTAGCGCATACCGACGCCGATGGCCTGTTTCGCGCACGCAAAGCCGGTCAGGTTTTCCGAGTTGGTCGGGATGATGTTGGATTCGATGGCCTTGCTGAAACCGTAGATGCCATTGATGACACCCTTCGTCTGCGCGTCCGGGTTGCCGACGGCGTAGGCGAGGAGGTTGTTGCTGTTGAGCAGCGAGGCGTAATTGCCGATGGACAGAATCAGCGCGGAGTCCATCGCAGAGATGCCCTTAGCGGCGAGCTTCTGGCGCAGGCTGGTGACGCTGGTCGCGGCAAATGAGGCTTCCGCAACCACCAGCTTGTCGCCGGCGGCGTTACCGAAGTTCGCGGCGGTGATGTTCGCCATGACGGTTTCAATCACCTTGCGGGCGACGGATTTGCCCAACTGCGCGCCCATGCCGCCGAAATAGTCGGCAGGCGATTCGGCCAACTCCTGATCAGTGAAGGCCACGGAGTCGAACACATGGCTCGAAAGTGCGATGTCGACACCCGTGATGGTGCGGTCAGTGCCGGAGTAATCGCCGGCATACGTTCCAGCCGTCGAGGTCGGGAAAACCGGCACGCGGATGGTGTCGCCCTTGCGTGCGGCCTCGGCATTGAAGCCGACGCTGAACGCGCTGATAGGCGCGAGGAATTGGTTGAACTTGCTGATGGCGGAATCCGCAAAGATTCGCGCCTGCATCGTGGTCAGTGTGTTTGCCATAGGTGGTGTTGGTGTTGGTTGTGGTTATTTGGTTTTCGCAACGGCGCGTTCCGCCTGCAAAAGTTTCGTGGCGTTCTTCCGCTGAAATTCGGTTTTGGCAGCACCTTCCGGCATCGCCTTGAAGTCGGCGTAAATCTGCTCGTTGGTGCGTTCGTCTTTGGCGAGCGGGACGGGTTTCGTCTGGCCTTGCGCCTGCGTGATGGCGAGCGCCTTTTCGCTGGCGCGGGCTTCGACGGATTTTTCCAACTCGACCGCCGCCGCCTTGAGCGCGGCAATCTCGGCGTCCTTTGCCTCGATGGTCTTAATGGATTCCTTCGCCGCGAGCAGGTCGGCTTCGGTTTGCGCGAGCTTGGTTTTCGCCTCGGTGAGTTCCGTGGTGAGCGCTGAAAGGTTTTCCGGCTCGGCCAGTTCAAACGCCTTGAGGCGTTCCTGCGCCGCGCCGAGTTCGGTTTCCAAACGCGAGACTTCCGCGTTTGCCTTTACGATTGAAAAGAATTTGAATGCCATCTTACCGATGGCGCGAAGTCAATTTTTAGGCGTCTAAAAGGTCGGTGATGGACTCAACCAGACCGTCACAAAAGCCATATTTTACCGCATCTTCACCGTCTAAAACCTGACCTTGAAGATATTCGTCAGAGATTGAGCGATTGCGCGTCACGGCGGATTTGAATTGGCCGTAAATCTTGTCCACGCCTTCCTGAATCATCTTGCGCTCGTCGGCTTGCATCGGCTGGAAGCTCGCGCCGGCCAGCTTGAACTTGCCCGCGCTGATGGCGTTGACCTTGACGCCTTCCTTTTCGAGCGCGGCGGATTCGTCCAGATAGACGGAATAAACGCCGACGCTGCCGACATCGCTGGATTCGGTGCAGTAGAACGAGCCGCAGGACATCGCCAGCCACAACGCGCCGGAGCAACACATGGAATCAGTGAATGCCACGGTGGTCTTGCCGGTGATGTTTTGGATCTTCCGCGCCATTTCCGGCACGCCTGTAACCGTTCCGCCGGGACTGCGGAAATCAAACACCAACCGATTCACGTTGGAATCAGCCATCGCCGCGTCAATCATCGTGCCGATCAAATCCAAGTCGCACCCGCCGCACATGGTTTCCATCTTGCTCATGTGTTTGCCGATGATGCCGTGGACGGGAATAACCGCCGTGCTGCCGTCAATCGCCAGTTCGGGCGATTCGGATTCGTCGCCGTCCGGCTCGGTCATGCCGCCGTCTAACCGCTGCTCGATTAGCTTACGGATGGCGCGATGTTTGGCCGGCGTGATTAACCACGGCTGCTCATAGACTTTCGAGATGATTTGCGGGTAAGATTTCATTCGTTTGCGGCGGTTTGCGGCATTGCGGTTTGGGTGCTGCTGGTTTGGCTGGCCGTGGTGCGGGCCGGCGGGCGCAAGACGTTCAACGCCTCTTGCAAAGTGATTCCATGCTTCTTGGCGAGTTCGGCGGCGTCTTGAAGTTCGTCGTCCGCTTCCTGTTTGCGCTGAATGCGAACGTCCTCATAAAATCCGCCGCGTCGGGCAATGGCATTCTTTTGCGTGCCAAGTCCGCGAGAGATTTCTTCGATGTCAATTTCAGAATCATATTTCCTGTCCGCCGATATATCGCCCGGCCCTTGATACTCCCAGCGCCACCAATCCACGTCGGGCGGGAGCAGTCCGAGTTTGATTGCCTTGCTGATGGCGTAACCATCCACGCGGCGGCACGCCTTCTCTACAAGCCGACGGCGTTTCTGCAGGGTCGCGTTGATTTTCTCGACGACGACGCGCATAGCCGCGCCCCCAGTCCCTTTCGGGTCAATCGAAAACAGCACGTCCCATTCGCTGCCGCGGAACGCATCGCGCAAGGTGCGCTCTTGAAATTCCTGACTGTTCGCGCTCGGTCTGTCCCATCCGAACGCTTCCAGCTTGCTACCGCTGCCGGCCTTGAAGTAGCTTATCGTTCCGCCGTCTAGCCGTTCTGATTCGTAAGTGGCCTTTGTGCCGTCCGTGTTGAACGTCGCGCTTGAGCGGATGAGGTCGGCGGCGGCATTGGCTTCGCCGTCCTCATTGGTTTCAATCAGCGTCTTGGATGCAAACGCCTTTTGCGCCACCAGTTCAAACTTGCGCGATTCGTCGCGGTCTTGAAGGTTGAATGCCGCCGACGCCAGCGCCGAAAATCCGCGAGTCTGATTCGGTGAAAGCGGGTTGAAACTCAAAAACATATCCCGCGCCGGCACATCCACATGGTCGGCGGTGTTGCCAGGTGTGTCCTGCGTCTTGAGCCGATACGCAACCGAACGGCCAAGCTCATCCACAATCGCGCCGTCAATCAGCCGCATCCCCGCAAACTCGCCGTCGTCCACGATGTCGTAGGTGGTCGAATCAATCCGGTGCGCCGGAATCGTTTGAATCATCGGGTAGCCGGAATCAGTTTCGGTCAACAGCGTGCCGAGGTCGCCGTCCACGATTGGGTTGGTGACAAGAAAACCGACGTAAGTTTCGTAGTCGTAAGGCCAGCCCGTAACGTCCATGATTTTGTGCCACTCTTTCAGCCACGCCTCCGCCGCCAAGCCCCACGCCCGATTTGCGCCGACGTATTGCGGAATGAATGTTGAGGTTGCAAGGTTGGCTTGTTCCAGAACCGCGCCCTGCACTTCGGGGATGTTGTAGAACATCCAGCGGCCAAGACTCATCAGCGTGCGACGGCCATAGCTGCTGACGTTGCGATGGATGTCTTTGTCCATCGGCAAAATGCGGCGGCGGTCTGGCGTCTGCCGTGCCGCTTGAATCAGCAAGTCGCCGCCCGCATAGCCGCGCTGCACGCCCTTATCAATGATTTTGAGCGGTTTGGATGCGGCCTGTTTTTTGCCGCTCTGGACTGCGGGCTTGCGTTTAGTAGCCATAGTAGGTCGGGCGGTCAAAGGTCGCTTTCGTGCGGTTGGCGGGTGAAATCTGGTCGGCTGGGTAGGTGGTCGGGTCAATCGCGTTTAGGGCGCGAAGGATTTGGCGGATGCGGTTGAGCGCGGACGATTCAATCTGCTCGCGTTTGGACACATCGCCGGAACGATTTTCAGTAATCGTCTTGCCGGCGGCATGGTCCTCCTGCGCCCTGCGAAGTTCGGTTTCGAGGTCTTGCTGATTCCAACCTAAAAATGGATTTAACATTCTGCCATAGGTGCGAAGTCAAAAAGAAGAAGGCGGCAACCCGTTAAGATTGCCGCCTTTGCCTACCGAAACTGGCCGTGGCCAGCCCCACCATGCCAAGCAGGGCCTTACTAAACCGCTGCATGGTAAAATAAAATGTCGCTGTTAACCGCCCGCGACTCTCGTATGCCTGACCATGCCTGTCCTCGCCTTGCCTGACCGGGCAGTAGCGGGCCTTGCCTTGCAATGCCAAGGCTTGTTAAATTATTTGCGACTGTTAACCGCCCATCGCGTCGTGAACCAATCCATGCCGCGCAGGAACAAGCCCCGCATAGCTCTGCCACACGAAATTAAATCTTCTGCACCGCGAACCGTCCGTAGCGCGGACGCCAATCACCAACGCCGACAAACCGTCCAGCGGATTCCATCGCGGCGACGACTTGCGATTCTTCCACAACGGATTCGTCATAGACGACTTTCACGGTTGCTTCCCATTGCTGAAACATCGGGCGGGTGCGGAGCGTCTTGGATGTTCCGACCTTCACCATTGATTGATGGGTGAAATTCTTGTCTGCCCAAAGCCCCTCAACATCGCGCGGGCCGGTGTAATCCAACTTGGCATCGCCCTCGACAAACACGGCAGATTTGAAAGCCTTGCCGAGCTTATATTTTTTCGCGCCCTCCTCGACGACGCGCTGCATCATCATGTCAGGAATATGCGGGCCGGCTTCCGAGTTCCAATACAAGCCGCCGTAAAATTCCCGCTTGCCGATCTCCTCCAAGTCCGCGTCCGTCTTGCCGCGCTTGCCGGTTAGCTTCTTCAAGTCCCGCGCAAACGGGTCGAGCGGATT